GATTTCGTTGGAGGTTACGGGACAAGGTACTCTCGCGCGAACTTCCGATTTTCTAAGATCGGCGGTGTCGTTAACTCTGCGCATATCATCGTGCAGAGGTGCGAAGTAGACTGTAAGGCGGAAGGGTTCATTCGTGAATACCTTCCTTCACCCCGCAATAGGCTGTACCTTAAAAGCCCGTTGCTTAACTCAAACCAAGTTGCAGTTCTCACTGCACTGATAGCTCAAAGAGGCTAACATGCCCGCTCTGACTACCATTACCATCAATGATGGTAAGACTACTCCGGAAGCTCACGCTTTCGAACCAGCCAAGATCGACGCTAACGATGTCGCTTGGTTTGTAGAGACCGATGGGGTTGCCGTTCGCGACAACTCCCTCTCGGTGTCCCTCAAGAAGAACGGCACGGTAAACCGTGTTCGTGTTGCCCTGAGGATGCCTGTTGTGGTCACAGAGACCATCAACGGGGTGGACAACGACAAAGTGATCCGCGAGGCGCGAGCCTCCGTGGACTTCATCTTTGCCGCCAACTCCACCGTGGCAGAACGGAAGGACGTTCGCAAACTTATCGCGAACGCGATTCTCGACGACAGCTTCATGGATGAAGTTATCGTGGATGGCAAGTACCCCTATGGTGGCTAAGATGCTTCGCGCATTCTTACCAGTCCTTACACGTTTCTCAAAGTTGGCCTACAAGCTGACCTTGGGGGGCGTGCGGGGACCACATGGGTACGTACTTGTTTCCGTGTATCTCATATTTCTCGGCGGAGCCATCGGTTTCGCCGGGTTTTTCTGGAACCACGAAGCAGCCCTTTCTTTGCTGCCGTGGGATTGGTTCGAAGCAGTCCCGTCGCCTGAAAAGGTCGACGCCGATTCGCTGGAAAATCTACTCCAGGAGATGCGGGATAGCAAAACGCTACCATCGTTCTAACCAACCACTGAGTGGAGATAGTGATGTCTGAGACACACGAAAGGCGGAATAACCCCAAAGCAGCCCAAAGGCGCCGAAGGGGTCTGCGTGATGAAAATCACCTTCCACCGAAGTTGGGGGAAGCCTTTGAAGGCGAGTTGGATGCGCTGCTACATGCAGTTGCTCCTTCTTTAGGTTTCAAGGGTACATACTTGCTGTCAGAGTACAAATCTAAGTACCTCGATAGCAAGGTGTGTTCTCCCGACGACCGGAGGGCGGCGGCCATTGCGAAATGGCTTTCGACTGAGGGTCGTAACAGTAGAACCAATCAGCGTCTCTATGTTGGGGACGTTGACTTCGGTTGGGTCACATCTGACCAGCTGCTAGCTAACGCGAAACAGTTGGTGACCCGGGTATTAGGACCGCTTCACTACCCCTTTGTGTTATGGGGGAGTTGGCATACTAATGGTGCGTCAACACGCATCAGCCGTAGTCCTAGTGCCGCTGCTGAAAAGCACATCGGTGTAGCACACGTAAGCTCGAGTGCATTAACTCATTGGCTGAGGGTATCGGATCAATCCGACCTTCTAGACCAGGAGATGTGCATACAAGAGTCAAGTGTCATGTTCACTGTACCTAAAGCGACAGAGATTGATCGAGTGGCCTGTAAAGAGCCAGAGATCAACATGTTACTTCAGCGTGCGGTCGGAAATCATATCAGGCGGAACCTCCGCAAGGAGGGAATCGACCTGAATGATCAGACCCACAATCAACGGTTAGCGCAATCCGCCCTAAAGCGGGGAAACGCGACTATTGATCTGTCCAGTGCTTCTGACAGTATTAGCACCATGCTAGTGCGTCATTTGTTGCCGGATGATTGGTACAACCTCCTAGATGATCTTAGAGTAAAATCGACGATTGTCGACGGGGAAGTCCATGAGCTGGAGATGTTTTCCAGTATGGGAAACGGGTTCACCTTCGAACTGGAGTCGCTGATCTTTTGGGCTCTTGCCCATTCGGTCAAACGCTTCAGCAGATGTCGGGGAACCGTCTCTGTTTACGGTGATGATATCATCGTGCCTTGTCGTATTGCGCGCCGTCTGGCCAGAATCTTCTCCTGGCTTGGCTTCAAGGTTAACTCCAAGAAGTCCAACTGGACCGGTTCATTCCGGGAAAGCTGCGGCAAACACTATTACAAGGGCTTCGACGTAACTCCTTTCTTTATTAGGGAGCCCATTCGCAAGAAAACGGACA